GGCCTGCATCATTCTTTCCCAGAGACAATTCAAACGCTACGACACACCACTCGGAATTTCGTATGACGAACTTGGTGCCATGCGCGTCGGTAGGGTGGACCCCGACATCCAAAACCTGTTGTCGCCATACAAGAAAGTGCGAATGGCGTGAGCATAACGACAATTCGGGACGCCATCGCCACGAACCTCAAAACAATCTCCGGGTTACGCGCCACCGGGGAAGTCCCCGACAACCCCAACCCGCCACAAGCTGTCATCCAGTTACAAGCTATCGATTACGACGGCGCATTCCAGGGTGGCATGACAACATACTCTTTCCTCATCACCGTCCTCGTTGGCCGCGCTGCGGAAAGAACAGCACAGACTCGTCTCAACGCTTACGCCTCCACAGGTTCCGGTGGAATCAAACAGGCAATCGAGTCAGACAAAAGCCTTGGTGGTAACGCATACGATGTTCGCGTCGAGACGATGACGAACATCTCTGCGGTATCATTAGGGGGAGACATTTCCTACCTATCGGCAGACTTCGTTGTCACCGTAATCGCTAACTAAGGAGAACAAGATGGCACGCTTCGTCGCCACGGATTACAACATCACAATCAACGGCACGGACTTTTCCGACAGTATTGCCGCGGTCACCCTGGATATTACTTCCGAGGAGCAGGACGTTACAGCTTTCGGCGGGTCTGGCTATCGAACTCGCATCGGCGGGCTGAAGGACGCAAGCATCTCGCTTGATTTCCACCAAGACTTCGGGGCAGGCGCAGTTGACGCCACCCTGTTCCCCTTGCTTGGCACTAACGCCACCGTCGTTGTTCTTCCCACTTCGGGGGCAATCTCAGCCACAAATCCCAGCTATGCGGCCGAGTTCTTGTGTTCATCCTATTCTCCCTTCGCAAGTACGATTGGGGATTTGGCCACACTCAGCGTTTCCTGGAACCTCGCAGGGACCGCAGGAGTCGTTCGCGGAACAGCGTAGCCATAGGGTAGACTCTCTCGCATGAACTTCACGCTAGAGATTCACTACATTGACAGAGACGACCCTAAGGTTGTCAACGGTATCGCGGCGGACATTGTTGCGTTCGAAACCAAGTTCGACCTTTCGATGTCGCGCTTGCAGAAAGACGCAAAGCTGACTCACCTGATGTTCCTCGCATGGCATGTGGAACATCGGACGAAGGCGACGGCTAAGTCTTTCGAGGAATGGCTGAACGATGTCGAATCGGTCCAGGCGGCTAACCCAAAAGAATAAGCGGTATCGGTGACGATTCCACCCATTGGCTGATTGCCACGATTGCTTGTGAAACGGGCTTGTCTCCGACCGAGTTGATGAACTTGGAGCCACGCATGTTGTTCACTATTCAGCGTTACCTTTTAGGCAAGGCAAGACGGGGACAGTCTCGCCGGTAGAATAGAGGAAGACTTTGAGGAGTTTTTCCTGTGACTATTTCCGTTGACCAACGCGACCTGAACAGGGTTGTCCGTGAGCTGAAAGCTATCGACGATAAGTCTGTGCGGGCTTTGCGGACGGGGTTGATGGTTGGGTTGGCTCCCGTTGTGGCGAAGATTCAGTCTGACATCCCTAAGACGCCACCGTTGTCTGGTATGAATCATCGTGGCCGGACTAAGTGGCGAGCAATCAACAAGCCTAAGGTTTCATTCATGCCTGGCAGGTCAAAGAAAACCAACAACTTGCTCATGATTACGGTCACGGGTGGCAAGCGCGGATTCGGTTTCGACTATGCGGAACTCGCCGGAATCAGGTCACGCCCTGGGGCGACAGTCTCACGACCTTACACACGGCGCACAGGTAGGGGTGGGACAACCCGCGAGATGACTCACCGGGTGACCACTCAGGGCGACCAGTTCATCAAAGCTTTGCAGGAGAAGAAACCCATCAGGGGTGTTGCGGGGCGTTACGCCTACGACAGTTTCCTGGGGATGAAACCTCAAGTTATAGAAACAGGGCGTCTCATCATCAACAAGTTCATGGCAAGTTACAACAACACGTTCAGGGTGTAGGAGGCTCTCATGGCTGGCGGTCCAATTCGTCTTGTTATTGCATCAAAGTTTGACCCGAAGGGAATCAATAAGGGCAAGTCATCGCTGAAGAATTTCGGTGTTGTTGCGGGGAAGATTGGTCTAGCATCGGTTGCCGCCATTGCGGGGATTGGTACTGCCGCGCTGAAGATGTCGTCAGAGTTCGAAACAAGCTTTGCGAAGATTCAGGGTTTGGTGGGTGTATCCGCTGACCAGATTGGTGTCCTGGAGGACGCCGCGAAGACCCTTGGACCACAGTTCGGTAAGTCGGCGCAGGAGGCCGCGGACGCCCTGTTCTTCATTACCTCTGCGGGTTTGCGTGGCGCGGACGCTACGACCGTCCTGGAGGCTTCCCTGAAGGGTGCTGCGGCTGGGCTTGGTGATACAAAGACTATTGCCGACCTAGCAACGTCTGCGGTGAACGCTTATGGCGCGGCACAGCTTGATGGTGCGCAGGCGGTTGATGTTCTTACTGAGGCGGTCCGTGAAGGAAAGCTGGAACCGGCAGAACTCGCTGGGGCTATGGGTCAAGTGTTGCCTTTGGCTTCGGCGCTTGGTGTTAGCTTCAATGAGGTTGGCGCGTCGATGGCGGCGATGTCGCGGACGGGTACTGATGCGTCGACAGCTTCGACACAGTTGCGTCAGATTTTGGCGAGCCTTACAAAGCCGACCGCGGAGGCTGAGACGGCGCTTGCCGGGATGGGTTTGTCTGCGGAGGGCTTGCGGACACAAATCAAAGAGGAAGGTCTTCTCTCTGTCCTTGAAACCTTGACAAGCGCTTTCGACGGGAACATTGAGGCGACCGCGTCAGTGTTCGGTAACGTCCGCGCGCTGTCCGGTGTTCTTGACCTTATGGGTCCGGCCGCTGACACGACCCGTCAAATCTTTGCGAACATGACTGACGATGTTGGCGCACTCGATGACGCCTTTGCCGCGGTAGAGGAAACTGCCGGGTTCAAAATGAACAAGGCGTTAGAGACCGCGAAGGTGTCTTTGCTTGGTGTGGGTGACATTCTGCTCCCCATTGCGGCCCGCCTGTTGGATTCCCTCATGCCTGTGATTGATTCGCTAGGCCCGTTGCTAGAGGACTTGTTCACCAAACTGGAACCTGTCATCGGTGAGTTGTTGGGGATGTTGCCGGAACTGCTCCAATCATTGTCGCCTATCTTCCCAATCATTGGGGACATTGCTGGGGTGTTCCTCGACCTTGTGAAACTAGCGTTGCCACCGTTGGTTGCCCTTCTTGACGTCCTCATGCCTTTGTTCGCCGACCTCACCGGGGTTTTGGGCGAGTTCATCGGGGATGCGCTAGAGATGCTTGCCCCTGTCCTGATGGATATTGTTGACGCAATCACACCCATCATCGAGGCCGCGTTCCCTGTGTTCATGAGCCTGCTAGAAACCATCATCCCGATTGTGTTGGAACTGATAGAAATGTTCTTGCCCCTTCTGGACTTTGTGTTGCCACTGCTAGGTGTGATGCTGACCGATGTTGTCATCCCAGCGTTGGACCTGCTAGCCGAAGTGTTATCGGTGGCGTTGCCTTTGGCTATGGAGATTTTCAAAGAGTTCGGTTTGGGCAGGCTGCTCCTCGCTCTCGGTGATTTCTCTGGAGATTTCAAAGACTTCGTTTTCAATCTGCGCACAGCTTGGGCGACAACTTTCAACGGCATGATTGAACATTTAGAGGGTTGGATAAACTCTGCTATTCGTGGGCTGAACTGGTTCATCGATAAGGCGAACTCATTGCCCGGTGTGGAGATTGACTTCAGCGCTTCGGAGATAAGTTTGGGCCGGTTGGACATGCCTTCACGTTTCGACGGGATGACCTTCGATGAGGTGGACGTTTCTGGGATTAGCGACATTGGGCGTCGCGGTATTCAATCTGTCGGGTCCGAGTTTTCCACAATGTTTGATGACGCCATGGTCGGGGTTATGCAGAACCGTGCCGGGGTCACCGGACAGTCGATGGCTTCTCAGATTCTTGCGGACCGTTTCGGCATTCCCGCGATGGCTCAGGGTGGCATTGTTACCGCGCCGACGTTTGCTTTGATTGGTGAGTCCGGCCCTGAAGCTGTTATCCCGTTGGGTGCTAACGGTGGCGTGGGTAACACTTACAACATCACCGTGAATGCTGGGATGGGTTCTGGGAATGGTGCGCAGCTCGGCGAGGCTGTGGTCAACGCTATCCGGTCTTATGAACGGTCCTCTGGCCCTGTGTTTGCGAGGGCGTAATGTCGACCGTTGTTGAGTTAGGTGTTGTTCGTGGGTTCATCCTTGACGACCCTTTCGAGGGTGTCCTGGATTCGTCGGAGCTTGGTGGAACAAAGTTTGAGGACATCACATCGTTTGTCCGCAACGTTCAGGTGGCGCGCGGGAAGAACCGTGACCTGGACCGTTACTCTGCCGGGTCACTCACAATCCAACTGAACAATGAGCTGAGAACGTTCGACCCACAATATGCAGACGGACCTTACTTCGGCGACATTATTCCTCGCCGTGAGGTTCGTGTGACGGTGGACGGGGAGAGACAGTTCACCGGCGTCATTGACGACTGGAACCTCGCTTACACACCGGAGGGGCAAAGCCTTGCAGAGATTGTTGCCTCCGATGACTTAACATTCCTTGCCCGGCAACTCCTCACCGCGGGGACGGCGACCGTGCAAACGTCGGGGGAACGTGTTCAGGCTGTGTTGGATATGGCGTCTGTGTCGTGGCCTAACGGTGTCAGCATTGATGAGGGTTCCTCTGTGTTGGGTGCTGACGTGTTCGAGGGTAACGCCTTAGATTATTTGCAGAAGGTTTCCCGGTCGGAGCAGGGTGCGCTGTTCATCGCTAAGGATTCGACGTTGACTTTCCGGTCGAGGGCTGACTTCACACCTACATCCGATTCGTTGACTACGTTCGCGGATGATGGGTCGGGTGTCCCTTATGACCGGGTGAACGTAAACTTCGGCACAGAGTTGCTTGTGAACACGGTAACGGTGACATCGGATGCGGGCACCGTGACCGCCGTGAATCAGACATCCCGGACTTTGTTTGGTGTGGTATCGGAAGACTTGGAAACGTTGTTGTCTACCACGGCACAACTTGATAACATCGCAGATTTCACGGTTCGCAAGTTTGGTCAACCTGAGTATCGTATCGACGGGCTGATTTTCAACCTAGACACTCTGAGCGTCTCGAACAAGGCAGAAGTGTTGGCGTTGGAGTTGGGAGATGTCATCCTCGTCAAGTTCACCCCGAACCGTATCGGCGACCCCATCCTGCAATATGGGCAAGTCATCCGGGTTGATTCGACAATCACTCAAACACGGCACGACATGCTCGTCGGTGTGGCGTCGGTTGACTGGAACTTCCTTGTGTTGGATGACGCCGTGTTCGGTATACTGGACACTAACGCCCTCGCTTTCTGATAGGAGTTTCCTGTGGCTATTCCCGCCGGATTCAAAACGTTCGTCGCAGGCGACGTTCTTACGGCCGACCAGGTGAACACGTTTCTGATGTCGCAGTCGATTCCTGTGTTTGCGAGTGAGGCTGTGGCGGGTTCTGCTATTGCGTCACCGCAGGAGGGGCAACATCGTTTCCTCAAGGACACGGATGCGTTGCAGTATTACACTGGGAGCGCGTGGGTTGCTG